GTTATAGTTGAGTCATAGTGGTAGTACTGATTGTCTTCATCTTCAGATTCAAAGTCATAGTAGAACACGTTCCTTTTGATATTGCTATCGTGCTCGTATAAGTTACCATCTTTCCAAGTATAGAACGTACTGTTCATTCCTAACATCCAATCTGGGAAGAATGACCAGAACGATGTCCATCCTCTAGACCTCTCTGAATATGTTACTGTAACTTCACCTGCCATTCAACAAAGATACAAATTTAAACTAAGCAACTATCTATTGACTTCATGAAAGTATAGTACCTATAAGAGCATCTACCGTCAGATATATTAAGATCTGATTCAAATGGATATCTATCAATGTAGTCAGCCTTAAAGAACATTCCTTGATTTGCGTCAGGCACTCCTGCATTATGGAAGAACGCTATATGGTCCCATCTATCTGCTGGACAAGTAGCCCAACAGAAATCAAATTCTTTAGGCACAACTACCTTATGTCCTAGCTTCCACGCAGTCCACAGCTCAGCCCACATAGACGCTGTCCATATCTGTATTCCATACGGATCACCTTCCTTCTTTAAGTGCGACATAGTCTTCAAGTACTTATACAGCTCATTAGAGTTCTTGTATACCTCTCTCCAGTAATCTCCGTTAATGTTCTTCATCAACTTCTGAGCACCTCCAGAGTTCTGTTGGTTGTCCTCAACTACTGATCTATCTATGCCTATAATTTGACACATGCCGTCAAGTATAGCCTCGTCCTTGCTCTTGATATAGTTTGCTCCTATGTAGCTCACTGTATCACTGAAGTACCAACTATCATCTTGCAGGTACTCAGTGAAGTCAAAGTATCTAGTAAATAAGAAGTCACAGTCGTGGAAGAATATAGCACAGTCTTTAATGTATTCATTCTCATCAAAGTGCTTTGCCAGTATATATGACTGCACAGATGGTGGATAGAAGTCCTCCTCTCTATCATCCTCATAAAGGAAGAACTCTACATCTTTGAAGCGCTCATGATTCTGAAGTCTAAACCAGGACTCAGGTATATCATTATAATAACCTCCAACTACGTGTATATCCTCAGCTTTGTATCCTAGCTCTAGAAAGTTGTGGAGGTAAACCTCAACCTGCCAAGCGTAGTAGTCAGTGGCAGGCTGAGCCGATATTAATTTTAGCATGCTGTTGAATTTCCAGTCCAATCATTTCCGTCCCACTCGTAAGCAGTTGACAATGTAAGCATTCTATACCAATCTGCACCAGATAGAACATACGCTGTTCCATTCCATTCGTATAACTTGTTTCCAACTATTCCGATTGGTCCATCTGCAAATCGTTCTACAATAGGCCCCTTACATACCTCTTCTTGTATATCCTTTCTTAAGAATATAGATGTCAATGCAGGAAGAGTAGTCGTGCTCGTTGTAGTAGTACTTGTAGTAGTCGTACTCGTAGTTGTTGTAGTGCTCGTTGTAGTTGTAGTCACACCTGTACAGTCCTCACATTTCTCATACGTGAACAATATACTAGCTACTGGTGTAGTAGGTGATATATTAGACTTCACTTCGTAGCACAGTCCGTTACTGCACTTAACTATCGTGTAGTTAGGTATAATGGTAAATGACTGCTGAGAGACTGCAATCTGTGGTCCATATATATCTGAGCATAGTGCAACTAAGTAATACTGAGTAGGTATTGTTGTCGTTGTAGTTGTTGTAGTAACACCTGCACAAGCGATAACATTAAGAACCTGTCCAGTTACACCAATCTGCATCGTGTAGTCAGCTGAGTCATAGAAGTAGTACCAGCTTCCACCTCCATTAAATGGAGTTGTTCCTAGTGAGTCAGAGTAAACGAAGTTACCCACTACAGGATATGCGCCTGCTCCATTATGGTATAGCGTTATATCTAATGGTAAACCACTTGTACAAGCATCATAGCTACCTGTATACGGAGTACTTGTCATCATGAAAGATGTGTATACAGGAGCCGTAGTTGTAGTTGTCGTAGTTGTTGTAGTTGTTATATTCAAGCACGTATCACAGTCAACATATGGACCAACCGCATAGTCTATAAGCACATATGGATACGAAGATGTCGTAGTGCTTGTAATTGTCCAACAATTACCATCTACCGTCTTGACAATATCTCCTACTATAAAGCCTGATGTACTAGTATCGACTATAGTTGCCGTTACTGATCCTGATGGACATAACGTAGCTTCAAACCAATCTCCTGCAGGAAGTGTAGTTGTAGTTGTAGTTGTTGTTGTCGATGTTGTTGTAGTTGTAACAGTTGGACATTCGTTCTTCTCGCACACGTTACCAGTCTCACATATTTTAATAGAGTATGTAGAGTTGTCTATCTTGTACCATACACCTCCACCCATGAATTTCTCTTGAGCCTTGTAGTCTATAAATATAGTATCGTTAACGTCAGGAACTCTATTTACACCATTATGGTAAAGCAACGTATACACTGGACTTACAGCACATGCAGCATCTCCAGTATCACCTATGTTTTCTACGTCAATCGCAAATGGAGTAAGTTTTATTCCTGTATCTACAGTTATATTAATAGTCTTATCGAGACTATCTCCAAAGCAGTTAGATGCATTTACTGTAATATCGTATGAACAAGACTCTGTTGGTATACCACTTAATATACCTGATGATAAATCAAATGATAATCCACTAGGAAGTATATTAGTTAAACAAGGTCCAATTGCATCAACTGTTCCGTCTCCACTAACAAGTGTAGGAGTTGATAATGCACATACTTGAATATTTCCATCTATATTTATAGTTTCATTTATTACTGATGAATTACAATTAGTGTACTGCCATAATGATCCACTTGAACCACCAGTTATTTCATATAATGAACAACTAGTATTTACATTCCATGATGTTGGATTATTACTAGCTAAAAATCTAACATAAATAGAATTATTTTCAGTTAAATAAATATTATCTTGATATATAAATGGAACAACATATTCACTACAATCACACCCTCCAGAAAATAAAACTATTCCAGAAGAATTAATAGATATATATACTCCTCCAGATGCTGGTGGCGACATAAGAGGAGTAGTACTCATTAAATGTAATGATCCATTTCCAACATATACTGTAGATCCAATTGAATCAGTATATATCTTATTATTATTAGAAGGTAATAAATCTATTCCATCATGCCAATACTCAGTAGCTGGTATCTGTGAACAAACATTAGATATGTCTCCATCTGTTTCATCGATATAGAACGATGTCAATGAAGGCATTACAGATGTTAACGTCCATGTAGAAGAAGCAAGTGGAGAAAAAACATATATATATGCATATTCAACAGAAGAAGAAAACTTACTGAACTCTGCTGATCCAGTTCCATTATTAACTAATCCATCGTATGGATAAACTAACTTAATATCAGCTGGGTCCACTCCAGCTGCAATTAAATCATTGTAATTAGATAATGAGTTTAGTCCTACATACCCAGTATCATTTACATATCCATTATTATACTCTACTACAATTCTTGTTGGAGAACCAGTTATGTTATAATCAATAGATGCCCTACCTATATCTGATCCAAAGTTAGACACTATATATCTTGTAGTAGCATCTCCACTGTATGAAACTATTCCTGATACCATATTATCGGTATAGTCCCAAATCAAGTATAAGTTAGGATAGTTATTAGGATTACTAAATATAAATGTACCTTCATATCTTCCACCTACTAATGACACAGGTATCTCTGTGGCTAGAGATACTATAGTGTTTTTATCTTTATCAGTATAATCTATATCTGTTACTAAGTAATATACTTTATTGTTTAATGTAGGCTGTAAATCTTGCACATTTGGATCAGCACCAACAATTCCAGTTTTAACAGTCACTGTAGATCCATCATATGGCATATAGTCTATACCTCCTATACCTGTTGCAGCGTCAAAAAGTGCAACTTGATTTTGGTTAAGTTCTACATTATTAAATTCATAATCCGAACTTCCAGTATAACTAAATCCTTGTTCTACTTTCATAACTTATTAATATTTATAGGAGTTGGTTTTATTGGTGGAGGATTATGTATTACCACATTAATTATATTTCCTGTAGGGCTTGCTCCCTGTGTAAGTAAAAACTTCTGTTGTTTACCATCGCAGTATGTAACTACAAATCTAAGTGATCTATTTGAGCCAGTCAAGTTCTGAGCAATAATTGCAGTTATATCTGTTGTTCCAAAACCAAACAACTGATAGTTAGAAACCCATGAAGTTCCATAACCCATATCCTGAAGCGTTATACTCCAAGATACGTCACATATGATTGTGAAAAGATTATTAGCAAATGATGATGTATTTGATGCAACATTTTTAGATAATCTATTTAATCTAAGATTACAATTAGTTATGCTTATATCATTTGATGCTAATACATATGCCTGATTATGCGGATCATAACATCCTAGCTTTTGAGTGTCTGGGTATTCACGCATAAGATCTATAAAATAGTCCTGCATACCAAGAGCAGATATCTCTTGTATCTGATTTCCAGACATAGTTAATATAGCTCCTCTTTTTGAATCAGCAAAATATATACTATCTCCCCATACTCCAAATGACTCTGGGTTCATGCTTATACCATACTCAACTGGAAATGCTATCTGCGTACCTAATACCTCTGGCACAGAAACAACTTGACCACCGCCAACTGCATCTGATAGCAAGTTCTTCCCATAAAGAACTGAACTTACTTTATCCTCTTGAAATACTATAAGGTCTGTATCTCTTGCATAAAGTTTTTGTATTGATCCAAATTCACTATCAAGATACTTGAAGTTAGCCTTAGATAGATTGAACTCATTTAATGCATTGAAGTTTGTGTTCTCGCCATAAACTCCACTATAACTTATAGCATTCTTGCTTGTCTTCTGTTGATAGTCATCTATCTTTAATGTAACTCTTGGGCTATATTCTAATGTTGCTTCATTATAATCGTCTCTTATCCTAAATGTTTCTAATCCATTTCCATAACTCCACGCATTGAAATCAGAGTTTATAGTATTTCCTGGATTATTTATTTTAATAGTTGCCGCATTTCCTGAAATATTATATGCTGTTTGGTCACTTTCTATAGAATCATATGACACATATCCAGGTGTAACAGGCCCTGATCCAGGAAAGTATAAATTAACAATAATATTATATGGGTCTGGAACAAATAAAATGTCATAGTATCCTGAGAATATACCTCCATTTATATATATTTTTTCACCTGCTACATAGTTATGCATTTGATCACTAGCAGTAGGCGTAGATCCTGGAGAAGCTTGACCTAAATTTGTATATCCTATATAGTTTGTAGGATTTAATACTGCTGTATAGTCAGCATATTTCCATCTCACTTTATGTAGTCCACTAGAAATACTATATGTTCTTGATAGTTCATGAAACACATCTAAATCAGCAGAAATAGGTGTTGTTTCAGCTATAATCTGATTATCTTTATGCTTAATAGTTATTTCAGAAGCCATTCTATTAACACCATTTGGGTCATCACTACATTGTAATAAAAAATAAATAGGATATGATCTTAAATTTACATCAGTATTATCACATACTATATCAGTATAAGGATATAATACTGTTGGAATAGAATGATTAGTATAATCAGTTCCTCTTCTAAATGCTACAGCTCCAGCTTTAATTAAATTTCCAGTTGAATCTTCATATGGAAAATTTAAATATTCGCTACTCTCAACAAACCACTCTTCTATATTTTTATAGTATTCATAAGCTGTTTTTGTCCATACTATATTATTAGCCCCAGGATTTAATATTTCATTCCATTTAATTGTTATTATATCACCAGGAAATATTTCTGTATCAGTATTCTTATTAGTATTTAAAGGTGAGTAAAAAGTAAGTTTACTAACTCCTGAGAAATAATTGTTTATAAATCCAATAGTTTGTCCAACTACTGGAGCTGTCTGTCTGCCCCTTAGATTTATAACCCATCTATCACCAATTGATGCTTGACCTACCCATTCTATCCATACACCAAAATTATTATCTTTAGCAGATATTAAAGCTTGTCCAGAAAGATTTGTTGGGCATATAAATATAGGTACATTATAATCTATATTAACATATACCCATCCACCAGATCTACTTATATCTTTAGTCCATCTAAATTGAGTTGATGATATAACTTCTATATTTATTCGATAATCATTAATTCCAATATATGAATTACCTATAGTTATATTATACCATGTATTAGTAGTTGGATAATATCCAATTTGGCTTAATGATAATGCAAATTCATTATTATTTCCATAATATATTGGATATTCAGCATAATTATATTGACCAGAAATAGCTGATGAAACCGCAGATGCTTTTGCATCTCCCCAATATGTTGATATACCATTTCCTCCAAGTTCACTAGTAGAATCTACTTTTATTTTAAAATATAAACCAGCCGTTGCACCAGTTACAAATCCAGAAGATTTATCTTTTACTTCTAATATTTTATATTTTTTATTTGAATATGTAGGCCCATCTGCATCAGATTTGAAAATAATATATTTACCAACTACTAATTTATCTCTATCTGATTCATTAATCAAGAAATATCTAAATAGACCACTAGATTCATATGTTAATGGAAATATTACTTCATATTTATCTTTAGACTGTTTTAATACCACTCTAAAATTAGTAGCCCATGTAGGTGGCTTATTTTTTATTTTAAGGATAAGACTATTTCCTTTATCAGATTGGGTAGGTGGTATATATATTGTATTATTATCTGATGTTAATCCAGTAGTAGACCTACCATATTTATCTAAATAAATAATACCTAACTCATAGTCTCTATCTGATCTAAACGTTTGAGTAGGAATATTTCCAGATCCATCTATAGATGAGTAGTCAACTTCTAAATTTACAGGATAATCAATGTCATAAAATTGTGTATAGTTACCATACATTATTCTGTTACCTACAAAATCTTGAGCTTTAGCTAGAAGTGGAACATTATCAAATAATCTAGTTATCTGATCAAGTGGAAGTAATGCGTATGTCTTATTATTGTTAAAATTAAAACTTGTAAATACTTGGTCTAATATATTAAGATCTTCTTTATTAAATGTTTCAACTATATAAGAATTAATGCTTCTTACATCTCGCATTATAACTTGTATTTCTTTAACAAACTGATTACCAGTAAAAACAGTAATACTTGCCTCATTAAATCTGTTGACCATAGTCTTATTGTTTCCAATATTATAGTCAATTGTATAATTTTTAGGTTGGAATGCTACAGCAGAAAACGGAGATAATGCACTGTACTGATCATCAATATATTTATATCTATAAGAAAAATACAAGAACTTCTCCTCCATATTATTAGACTGTGTACTAGTATTTTCACTAAGAGATATCTTAGGTGCATTAAGTGGAGGAGCAAGAATAACGTTAATGTCTTCGTCAATTCTTGGATCATCTATAGTGTAGCCACCTATACCTAGTGAATCACTCTTTACTCTAGATATATTAATACGCCTTGGTGGATTATAGTTATCTGTCCAGTACAAAAATCCATTAACGTAGTTTACGCCAGTAATTATATAGTTCTTGTCAAAGTTTAACTTACTTTTGTATGTTGGATTAGGCTTGTTTGACTGTAATACACGAACTGTGCCTCCATTGTTTGTGTCATGCTCATATATTCCATCAAACTGATCAGATGTAACAAACCAATAGATAAGGCCATCTTTCTCACTAGCAACAGCACCTATAGTTCTAGCATTAGTTGTCTGTGGATATGGAAAACCAGCAACGTTCCACACGTTAGCTATTAATGTGTTACCTGACTTATTCTTTACAGCACCGATATTACCACCGTCTGCTGTGTCAATATCTACGTTTAGTGCATCTCTATAGACACCTTCGGGTACAAGCCTCTCATCGAGGTCTTTGTTCATTATACCTGCTAAAAAACTATTCTTTAAATCTGGCATATTTACTTAAGTTGTTGTGCTCTACCTCGCATTGTCATAATAAGCCTAGAAGGATGCAAGTTGCTTAGTCGAAGTTTAGCGTTTCTAAACTCTGCCTGCTTCTCATCTCTTGCTGTCTTTCTTTCGTACATTGGTACACCATACTTAGCGTTAAGTAAGCACCATTTAATATATCTATAAACAAACTCCTCAGCGAACTTATGTACGTTCACGTCTGCATCGTTACCGTTCGCCATACCGTCAGATATGTACTCAAGAACGATACGATGTCCAGATACACCTGACGAGAAGTCTATAACACCGTTATTCACTCTGAATGAAGGTCCTGTGTGAAGTGTTGAAGGATCTACTAAGAACTTAGTGCCTACATCGTATCCAAAGTACCAGAATCCATCTACACACCATCCATAGCATCCGTTGTACATCCCTGGTCCTTCGTATAGCTTAGCCTCTAGTCTATCTGTATCTAGCTGAGAATCACCAATAAGTATCTCTCCATTCTGATCAAAAAGAACCTTGTAGTTATTATCCTGTAGATATCCTAGTGCAGTGTTAACCTGCTTGTTCTCGTACAACGGACGAAGTACTCCATTGATCAGTATAGATATACGTACATAGTTTACATAGTCAGAAGGAAGTATGAACTTAAGGTTGTCACCTACCTCCATCTCAATGCTCTTAATAGAACGAAGAGCATCAAAGTTAAGCAACTTGATAGCCTGCTTGGCGTGGAATAGTACCTCGTAACGTTTCACGTTACTAACTAACTTATCGTTACCTACGTACATCAACATAAAGTTGTTAACTATATCGGCAAGCGTAGTGTACTGGTAAGACCCCCAGTTCTCATCTTCTGGAATGTTACCGTTATTTGTATAGTACTGATATGGAGTTATATATCCCATCTATTAAACCTTTTGTGCGTTTTGTCCTTCTTCTGCCTTAGCAGCACTAGTAATCTCATTCTCACGAATCGATAGACCAGCGTACTGTAATATCTTTATAACTAGATCAGCCTCGTAGCTTAATGGAAGCTCAAAATCTTGATAGTCTGGTTGGTTAGGATTGAATATTGGCGTACCACTGACAACACTACTGTACGTCCACTTTGGATCTTTTGGATATCGTATGTACTGTGAAGTTACATCTCCAGTATTATTTATTGATGTTGGATACACCTGGATATACCTAACATTATACGGAATTAAAGCGTTAAATACACTCGCGTCCTGTGTATATACTGGATAAGATGTCGTTGGTGCTGTCAAGTTGGAAGACAGTAAGTTATATATCTTAGTTGAAGGAACCTTCTCTATTTCAACTTCATTGTTATATAGAACTGTAGTCAGCATATAACAGTCAGTAGGTACGTAGAACTTACCAACTATGCCGTTATATGTAAGTAAATCATATTTTGAGAAAGTATCAATAGCTTCTTCTATCTGCTTAGGAATATCTGCGTATCCATTGTTATGCAGTCTAGCATTCTGCTTATTAATAGAGTTACTATATGTATAGAACATACCCTCGAAGATCTCAAGCTGCGCCTGCTTCGCAAACAAGTTAAACTCAAATGGGGTTATATATCCACGGTTATCCTTA